TATAAGAGCATTATTGTCGAGTTTATTACACAGCTTAGATATAAGATTATTTCTATATACATTACCTCTTATGAACTCATTCTCTTGTAGATAAAAGGCGTTACTATTATTACCTTGATATATTTGATTAGTAGGGGTGCTGTAGTTTACTTCTAGTACATGAACCCGAGCAGGGGTAACATATTTCTCATCACGCAACTCATGAGCCATTTTTTCATATAACCTAGGGCCAATCTTACCAAAAATGTTCCAAGTATCTAAATTATCTGGAGGTAGAGTTCCTGTAAAACCAAAGCGGTTGTTAGTTTTTACTTTACATAGAATTTTGTTTACTTTATTACCTCTTCGAAGTTTGTGTACCTCATCAATTACTAGTAAGTCTATATGTTCAATCCATGATATATCTTGCTTAGAGCTTTGTAGTATACCTAAATTAGCTACTATAACATTAGAGGATAAATTAAGTTCATCTTTACCTGTCCATTTAGATGTAGTGTATGATGTTTTGTATTCTTTAAAGTCTCCTTTTGTCTGATTAACTAATCCTAAATCAGGAACAATAATTAAGCATTTGAAGTTCTTACTAAAGTTTTGATAATAGTACTCAAGTAACCCTGCCATGGTAAGAGTTTTACCTCCAGCGGTTGCTAGTACTACAGTACCTCTCCCAGTATTAATACATTTGTTTATTATCTCTTGCTGATAGTCTCTAAACGAGAGAGATAAATCATAGTTATTAACTTTTTCTTTCTTTAAAGACGGTATTAAGATAGATGTTACCTTTTCTTCTATTGTATATTGTATTTTTTTATCTGTACAAAAATTTACTATCTCAAATACTAGCCCAATATCTACCTTCCCGTTGTTCGTTATAACATATGTACGAGATGGAACGAATCTACCCATACGTCTTTGAAAATGAGCAGCTTCGTTTTTTACGCTAAAATGTTCTCTTATTATGTTTAATTCTGGACCTTCAATTACAACTTGAGAACAGGAATGATAACTAATATTAATCATTACATTTCAAGCTTCATTAATTCTACTAAGTTTTTAATATCGTTAGTAGCAAAGCTTATATTTTTATAAATGTTCTCAACGTGTTGTATAATTAATATTTCGTTTTCTATCTTATTATCGATAATTCTTATATCTTTTTTCTTACTCACGGCTTTTTCAGCAATAGATTTATTAACCATTACCGGTTGAGTATTTTGAAATTCTTCTATTTTTTCTTCTAAGATAGTAAATCGTTGGTTGCGATATTTATTAAGTTTAATTTTATGGTTAATTAACCGAGCAGACCACTTATGTTTGTTATTAACAAGCTTCTCTTGTACTTCTGTAACATTGAGCCTATCGATATTAGTATCAATACTAGATTCTATAGTATACTGCTCAACGATCTCATCAATATTCATATATTTATTCTAGTGACTTTTACAGAAAGTCAACTAATTAATCTTTGAGAAATAAATAATTATAATGCCGCTTAAACTATTTGATCAATTGGTAACTAGATATTTAACTGATAATACTATGGCCTCTGTGGGTATGGCTGCGAGTGGTGGTCAGGGTGGTGGAGATTATAATGACAGTGATACATATGCTCCTGGAGATGCTAGATTGCCAAAAGCTCTCGGCGCTACTATAAGTCGTAAAGGTAAAGTTAAGAAAAAACGGAAAAAAAAACTAAACGAAAGTAACGACATTTTATATCACGCAACGTATAAACCGTTATTAAAGAATATACAAAAAAACGGTTTAGGAGGATCTGGAGCCCAGACTAATTGGGAAGATAGTAAACCTGGGGTAGTTTATCTAGCTAAAGATCCTGACGTTGCTTATAGTTATGCAGAAACAAACGATGTAGTTCCGGAGTCTTGGTTAGATCAAATTGTTATTTTATCTATCCCTATTAATAATTTAAATTTAAACAAATTGCATAATGACGAAAATGTAATTGATGATAATAGTACATTCGAATATCATGGCATTATTAAAAATTTTACAATTAACGAAAAAAGTATATATGACTATCTCTTATTTCCTCCAGAAGGTGAAGAACATGAAACTATAGTTGCAAATATTGCTAAATTACAAAACAGACCGGATGAAGCCTATAGGGGTATATCATCTGCAGAATACAAAAATTTAGAAAGAGATGGGTTTGTAGTATCTCGAGGGGCTGGCAATACTCGTAAAGGTATAACAGGCTCGTATGTATCAGCTGATATACAATTAGCCGGTCGGTTTGCATTTCATGAATATAAACAAAAAGGTAGAGCATATTTATTAGTATTAGATCGAGATAAATTACCAGAACTTAATCCTGCAGATGAAGGAAATTATTGGACTGAAAAAATACCACTAGATGCAGTTAAGCAAGCTATAAACTTGCAAGATTTAGCTAAGCGATAAGTAAATATATATGCCAAGTGCGGCAAAACAAAAAGGTAACGCATGGGAGCGTGATGTTGCAAAAGATTTAAGTGAAACGTTTAATGAAAATTTTATTAGAGTTCCAAATTCCGGAGCCTATACTGGAGGCGCTAACGTTTACCGAATTGATCAATTAACGGAACAGCAGCGTAGGATGATGGACGGGGATATTATGGTTCCTCCATGTCTTTCTCGATTTAAAATTGAATGTAAAAATTATAAATCCTTTGATTTTCATCAACTTTTTAACGAAAATAAAACTTTAGACAAATGGATAACTCAAGCAGAATTTGGTTTGTTGTGGTTTTTAGTAATCAAGGTTACACGCAAGGGTTCGTTTATACTGTTTCGTGAAGATATCAGTAACAAATTTCTCTATAAAAATTACTTGCTTTATAAGCAAAAATATATTATAACTGACTATAGAGAGTTTTGGGTTAATAACGAAGATGCAATTAGAAGACTTAACGAAGATACCTCAATTGAGTTATAAGTTACCGGGTACTTACTTTAACATAGTTAATTTTACTCCAGTAATAGAATATATACATAATAATTCAGTAAAAAACATATCAGAATTCGATAATGAAGTTAAGCTAAATAGCACTCAACATAAAAAATATGTTTTTCATTATTTTATATACTATACTTGTGAAATTCTTAAGGTACATAACAAGAAATTTAAACCCGTAATATATTTTGACATTAATCTTGAACTGAATAAGGTATATTCAAAATTCTTACACACTTTTGAACAAAAATTTCCAGTTTTAATTATAAGAGAAAATTATTCGTTAAAGGGTCTTAAAAAACGATGCAAATGTGAAGGTACAAAAGAGGAGTTAGAAGTTATACTATCACGTAAACTTAAGAAGATACAAAATAACAACTTTCATTTCAGTAAACTTCATTATTTTTGCAAAAAATATGACCTTACCTTTTTAGATAAAACATATTTTGAAGACATAAGAAATAAACTTTCTCTACTATAAATAATTATAATGAGTAGGTTCACTTCCAAAATAGAAGAAATGATAGGTAAAAAGCCTAAAAAAGACAATCAGGCTGATATTGACCGAATTGAAAAGGAAGTCGACGATGGCTTAACTAAAGATCCTGTCAAAAGACAAATTGCCCAAAAAGCAAAATTAAAAAGAAAAGAAATATTAAAGTCTTTAGATGAAGCCGAAAATGATGAGTTTGTTCCACGTCAAGGACCAGATACAGGTGGGGAATTTAAACCAAAATCTACTGATGATTTAGCACAAGAACCTTCAGAAGAGCCTACTCCTGATCCAATGACTACAGAAGGAGAGACATTTTATGTTAATCTTGCTCGTAAAGCTTTGTTTGTAGATTTAGATAATACAAGTTTAACAGATGCTGAAAGAGAAGTAGTTACTCGTGATGTTGAGCCATCGAACGCAAAAGAAGTAGCAAAAATTCTTCGCAAAATCGTCGTGGATGCAGGTTTGAGTGAAAATTTCGATTCTAAAATTGATACTGTATGGGAAGACTTAGAATTAAGTGATTTACGTAGTAAACTTTCTCTTGAGTTAAAAAAAAACGATAGAGTAGTTGTATTAGTACCAGGAAGCTTTAAACCCCCTCATAAGGGCCATTACGAAATGGTTAAAACATATAGTGAGATGTATCCTTCTGGTCAGGTACATGTTTTAATTTCAGCTCCTTCAGCTAAAAGTGAACGAAGAACTAAAAACGGAAAATTAATTACTCCTGCAGCTGCAAAACAAATTTTTGAATTGTATGCTCAACCTTTGAATAATGTTACTGTTAGTATTTCAGAATTTCCATCCCCTGTAACTGCTGCATATGAGACTCTCAAAACTCTTGAAGGAGGTACAACTGCAGTGTTAGGAGCTAGTAGAAAAGATGGAGACTGGAAAAGATGGGCATACGCAGATGCTTGGGCGCAAAAAGAAGGATTAGATATTAATATTGTTGAACCAGAAGAGTCTGCAGTAGATGTTACTCTTAAACCTGATGGTACCCCTTATAGCGCTAGTAACATTCGAGATAATTTTGACGATTTCGAAAAAATAAAGGCTGACATACCGGAGCATGTCAGCCCTGAGGCTGTTAAACAAGTATTTGATTCTCTTTAATAACTATTATTTTTACTATAAACTTTATTAAGTAAATATGCTCCTACTACAATAGGAATTATCCACATTAGAGTATTTACTTTGTGCTCTGGGCATTCACATAACCCAGTAGCGCAGTTATTTAAGCTGTTCATTTTATCTATATAGTTCATTATTTTAAGTCTCTTATAAAGTCGTAAAACTCTTGTCTTGTTAAATCCGTTTTATCTAAAAACGCACCTGACATTCTTGCAGTCTTCATAATACTATCATGCTTTACTCCACGAAGACCAGCACAAGTATGATTAGCTGATACTAAAACAGCAATACCTTTATTATCTTTGCATACTTCATTCATATAGTTATGAATTTGCATAGTTAGGTTTTCTTGTACTTGAGGTCTCCTTGAAAACCATTCTACAATTCGATTAATTTTACTTAAACCAATCACCTTACCGTCTTTACCAGGAATATAAGACACATGTGCTTGACCAATAAAAGGTAAATGATGATGAGAACAAAAAGAATTAACTTTAATGTTACCTTGAAATACTAACCCATCATACTTATCAACATTATCAAACGCTGTGATCTTAGGAGGTAAACTATAACAACCTTCTGCTAAATCATTTACAAAAGCTTTTGCTACTCTTCGAGGAGTATCAGCGCTATTAGGGTCATTTCGCCAGTCAAACCCTAAAGCATCCATATACTTCTCATATGCAGCTGCAGCCTTTTCAATTATTGCCTCTTTTTCATCTTCTGTTCGGGGTAAGTTACCATTTGCATATTGCAGTAATTCACTCATGCGTCTATTATATGAAATTTTTTATTAAGTTCAACCCTTGATTTCGGTTTAGATATCGTTATAATAGTCGTATGTTTAGTAGTACTAAGATAATTGAACTTGGAAGTTGTGCATTTAGACAACCACAAGCAACGTCTCATTGTAGATTTGTTCATGGTTATCGGTTAGTTGGTAAATTTTGGTTCGGTGCTAATGAATTAGATGAAAATAATTGGGTTGTGGATTTCGGAGGATTGAAAGATCTTAAGAAAAACCTAGAAGAACATTTTGATCATACTACAGTTATTGCGGATAATGATCCTGCTTTAGATTCATTTAAAAAACTTCATGAAGAAGGAATTGTAGATTTACGAGTTATGCATGGTGGTGTAGGTATTGAAAAATTTGCTGAGCATTGTTTTAAACTGGCCGACCAACATGTAAAAGAATTAACTAATAATCGATGTTTCGCTACCCGTGTTGAGGTATTTGAGCACGAAAAGAATTCTGCTATTTACGAAGATAAATACAATATTATGTCGTGGGATAATCAACAACACGCGGAATATAATAAAGGTTAGTTATGGGTAAAGGTAGTAAGCGCCGAAAAGAAAATACTAGCAAAATAGTTGACAACTGGGATAATATTGATTGGGGTAAGCCTAAGAAGAAAGAAGTAAAACCAGAATCTAAATGACAACATTTTATAAAGAGGACCTAAGTGAAAAAACGATGCTCTTATCTGATGATAAAGTTTTTTATACAGTAGAAGGAGAAGGAGAATACGTTGGATATCCGTCTGTATTTATGAGATTGTCTATGTGCAATCTTACGTGTCAAGGTTTCGCTTCTGAAGACTCTCCTCATGGGTGTGATAGCTATATATCTTGGAGTGTAAAGAATAGAATTACTAACGCTGATCTTTTACAGCACTTAGAACAAGAGGGTTTTGAAAAGCATTTATATAATGGAGCTATATGGAAGATTACAGGAGGAGAACCGTTAGTACAACAACCTGCATTGCTTAGATTTTTAGAACATATGGACGTAGAATGGGGTTGGATACCTAGAATAGACTTTGAAACTAATGCAACTATTATGCCCGATAAAGAGTGGGTTAGAGTTGGAGCTACTTTTACTACTTCTCCTAAGCTTAGTAATAACGG